CAATCATTTCTTGAGCTGGAAGGAGATCATTTTTGGTATTTGGTGCGTGGGAAGAATAGCCAGAAGATACTTGAAATATGGCCACTTGATCCAACTCGAATGTATGTGGTGAAAGATGATGTGGCTTTTGTCAAAGGATATATCTATCGCAATGAAAAGGGCAAAGAAATTCCGTTTGATATTAATGAGGTTTTACATTTTAAGCGATTTAATCCTCATAATCCGTATCGTGGTTTGGGTACTGTGCAAGCTGCGGCACTTGAGATTGATATAGATAATTTTTCGGGTCAATGGAACAAAAATTTCTTCTATAACTCTGCCATGCCTTCGGGTGTATTGGAAATGGATGGCACGCTGACAACTGAACAGTATGAGCGGTTGAAGGCGAAGTGGGATGCACAGCATCGAGGATTGGAGAATGCACAGAAACTGGCGATCCTTGAAGGGGGATTGAAGTTCAAGCCTATTACCATGTCGCAGCGGGATATGGATTTTTTGGAGCAGCGTAAGTTTAGTCGGGATGGGATTTTGGGAATATTTCGAGTACCGAAAGCAGTGATTGGTATTACTGAGGATGTGAACCGCGCTAATGCTGAGGCGACAGAGTATGTATTTGCTAAGCGAGTGATCAAGCCAAAGATGCAGTTTATTGTTGACCGCTTGAATGAATTTTATTTACCGCTTTTTGGTGTGAATACCAATGAAATGCGCTTTACCTATACTGATCCTGTCCCACGAAATTTGGAATATGAATTGCAACGCAAAGAAACTGGTTTACGGTCCGGATTTTATACGATCAATGAAGTGCGGGAGGAGGAAGGAAAAGAGCCGTTGTCGTATGGTGATGTAGTGTATTTGCCGGTGAATTTAATGCCGCTCGGGATGACGCCTCAGGCTATAAAACCGAATGATGCTCGTGACGATGAGCAGAATGATGAGAGTGAAAAGCCAAAAAAAGAGATACAGACAAAAGATGCAGAGTTTTCTGTTGATCGACGAATGATATTTATTGCATCTGAGATTGATCGGACTAAGGCTCTGTTTGCCGATGTATTATTACAACAGAAATCTGACTATTTACGTAAGTTGCAGTATTATAAGAGTGTGCAGAAGTTCAGTTTACAAGAGATTGAAAGTGGGATGTTTGGCGATGTGACGAAGTGGCTAGTGATTTTAGCAAAACCATTAACTGAATTATTGCGTACATCTGCAACCTATGCCGGTAAAGAAGCGATACGGCAAACAGGTGTGAGTGTTTCATTTGAAATGGCAAATCCGAGAGCTGTGGCGTGGATTGAAGCTCATGCTTTGGAGAGTGCGACTACGGTGAATGACACGATGAAGGATGAGGTGAGACGGGCAGTGGCTGAAGGTGTAGCTGTAGGAAAAAGTATTGCTGAGATAGCTGGTGAGATCAGTAGGTTTTATGATGAGCAGTCTGAGTGGCGAGCGTTGCGAGTTGCTCGAACTGAGGTGATTGCTGGGTATAACGAAGGGTGCTTAGAAGGATACCGGCAAAGTGGTGTGGTGAAAAAGAAGCGTTGGCTGACGGCGCAGGATGATCGGGTGGAGGAGCATTGTTTGAGGAATGAGCGGCAAGGAGAGGTCAATCTTGAAAGTGAGTTTGTTTCGGGAGGGAAAGCGCCTCCGGTGCATCCGAATTGTCGGTGTACGTTGTTGCCGGTAGTATAGAAATTTCTTCAAAAAACCCTGGGTCGAACTTGAACCAGGGGGGATTAGCAAAATAAAATATTTTTACAATTCAAATAATACTCGTAGCTTTTCTTTCACTTCTTTAGAGTATTTTTCTGGAAGTATGCCTATTTCTCCCTTGATTTTGTCTAGTTGTACTGTGCTTATTCGATGGAGCCTGATATAAGATGTGCGTTTTAAACCAGTTTGTTTAAATGATTTATCTTGGCTGTCGATAATTACATCTGTATCAAGCAGTACATTTTTCTTTGAGGTTACATACGCTATAACAACAATACTATGTTTGCCGCGGGCTTTACTTATGATAAGCGCAGGACGCAACTTTGACTTAGAAGGGCTATCAATGAACGGAAAATCGACGTTGATAATGTCAAACATATTTGGAACGATCTATTGGTTTTATATTATCTGGATTGGCAATGTTATCATCATCCTCGTCGTATTCGCTTGTTACATTGAAAGTGTGAGCGGCAAGTAGCATCATTTCTTCATCAGATGGCTCGCTTGTATCAAGCTCTATAGATTGTGTTTTAGCTGTGACTGCGCTTTTATTTTCGAAGAAGCGTATAATAAGCGATTTTAAGCTCAGCACTTCACTTTCGAGACGGCTAATATCGGCTTTTGTTGCTACATCATTCATACTTTGTATTTTAACACAACCTGTTTTGTTTCAACACCGCCAATTTAAAAATGTATAACAACTTTTACCTCGATCCATATACTGCTTTTGATGGACAAAATAATCAGAAAAACATTTCAAGCAAGTGAAACAAAAGCTTCGGATGATGATTCACGCAGTTTAATTGTGAAGATTTCGACTACCTCACCTGATCGCAGTCGTGATGTGGTGAAGGCGCATGGTGTGAAGACTGATCATTATCTGAAAAATCCCGTGGTTGCCTTCTCACATCGGTACAATGAACCAGCGATTGCTAAGACCGATGAACTGCAAATAACTGATGACGGCATTGTTGCCAAGCTGACATTTCCTGAAAAAGGAGTGTATGCACTTTCCGACACACTCTATGCTCTCTACAAAGACGGCTTTATGAATGCCTGGTCGATCGGCTTTATCCCTCTGAAATGGAATGACCGAGATGAAGGCGGACATGAATTTACTGAATGGGAATTGCTGGAATATTCGGCGGTACTCGTACCAGATAATCCTGAAGCACTCACTATGCTACGTGAATTTAAACAAAAAGGTATTGATACTACTCCGATTGAAACACTTCTGAAAGATGATGAGCTTATCGATCGCATTAAAGGCGTAATTCGTGGTGAACTAGAGCTATTACTTGAAAAGCACAAAATTGTCGAAACCGTCACGGTTGAAAAGATTGTGGAGGTGATTAAAGAGGTCAAAGGCGAAGATCAAGTGTTATCAGTACTTTCGCATATGCGCTCAATGCTGAAAACAAGCGATAAAAATGTCGGGCTCTCACTTAAGTTGTTAAATAATTTACTTGATACGCAGAAAGTATCTTTGAAGGGGGGTGAATAAATTTATGGACGAGGAAGTAAAAAAGCAGATGGAATCAGTCCTTGCAGAACTTAAGCAAGGTATAACTAAAGAAGTTGTTGATTACATCAATACCAATATCCCTCTCCGCAAAGCTATATTCGGTGGTGAGAATCACGATGCCGATGCACAGTCGAAAGATGAGCAGAAAAAAGCAGCGGAGTTTCTTACAGCGAAGTATTTTAATGATGCAGCGCAAGTTAAGGCTCTTTCAGGCGGAACGTCTTCTGAGGGTAAAGAGTTGGTTCCTGAATTTTTCTCGAGCGAAATTATTCGTCTTGCTCCCAACTATGGAGTGATTCGCTCCAAGGCTCGTAAGTATCCGGTTAATGCCCGGATTCAACACTTGCCGACCGTGGGATCGGTGACAGTCAACCGTGTAGGAGAAAAGGTGGCCATTCCGTCCTCGCAACCTGGTACAGGCAAACTTGATATTACGATCAAGAAAGTTGCTGGTATTGTACCCGTGTCAAATGAACTGTTGAAAGATGCAAATGTAACTGTAGTGCAGTTACTTACACTTCTTTTTGCAGAAGCATTTGCCAAGTATGAGGATGAATGGGGTTTTAGTGGTAAAGCAGCCGGTGAAGGAATCTTTCAGAATACCAGTGTTCCAGTTTTGACCATGAGTACAGGAGATACCACCTATAACAAGGTGACAGGTGATTATCTTCTCGACTTGATGGACAAAGTCGATGAAAGCGCATTAACTGATGCTGGATTCTATATGTCCTTCTCGGTCTTTAACGCTCTGAGGAAGCTGAAATCTACGACTGGTGAGTATATTGTCCAACCGCCAACGGGTGGACAACCTGCAACAATCTGGAATCATCCGGTCAATTTTGCCCGTGTGTTGCCACGAACCAGTGCAGGCTCACAAGCTGGGACCAAGTTCTTAACCTTTACTAATCTCAACTACATGCTCTTTGCTGATGCACATGAGTATGAGCTTGAGATCTCACGCGATGC